CATAATATAATAGTAGGTTTTCATAATGTTATTTATTAGATAAATACTGGTATGACAAAAGAGTTGAGTTAAAAATGCCAAGAATATCATTATGGAAGGNNGGTCGCAGAACAAACGATTATAAATTTTTCGATCGCAATATCAGCGAGCAATTTACTGTAGGAGCGACTTCGATACATTTACACAAATATATCGGTCCGGATGCATCTAATGGCAACGGTGATGCGACACAACCAGATTTTCTGGACCCTACAGAAAATGATATCCAGGATATCCTTTTCTTAGAAAATCGTGATCGTAAATATGATCCGGACGTTTATACTATTCGAGGATCTTATAAGGTGACAAATAGTGATTTTGATCTGTCACAATTTGGATTATTTTTGGCGTCTGATACGTTGTTCATTACATTCCATCTTAAAGATATGGTTGATATGGTGGGACGCAAAATTATGGCCGGTGATGTTTTGGAGTTGCCGCATTTAAAAGAATACTATGCTTTAGATGAAGATATACCTGCGGCATTGCGTAGATATTATATGGTTCAAGATGGCAGTCGTCCAGCAGAAGGATTCAGTCCTACATGGTGGCCGCATCTATGGCGTGTTAAGGTCACACCATTGGTCGATGCTCAAGAAACGGCCGGCCTGTTCGATGCGCTCGGTGTGGATGGTGAACCCAAGGATGATGCCCTGGCTGATCCCGATGATAATTATTTAGATATCATTAGTAACAATGGTGTCTTAACTGATATCAATGATGCTATCGTAGAACAGGCAAAAAATGATGTTCCTGCTAGTGGATATGATACAAGTGAATTCTATGTTGCTCCTGTAGATGAAGAAGGTAATTTACGTGAACCAATAACTCTACGTGCTGATATGACAATATTGCCAGGCACCAATACACCAATTACTGTTGATAATGATTCACTTACCGCTGATGTTATTGGTATCAGTGCTGAATGTGATATTAGCGGTGGCGCTATTCGCGGAACATATTTAATCGGTGACGGTAAGGCACCAAGCGGATATCCTGTCACTGAGAGTATAGAATTTCCTGATGATGCTATTATTGGAGATTTTGTATTGCGTATAGATTACTTACCCAATCGTTTATTTAGATATGACGGTGCCCATTGGATCAAGATTGAAGATCGTGTTAGAGCTTCAATGACTGCTGGTGCTGGTGAAACATTATTAAGTGGTTATATCAATAATACAAATTCTATTAGCGGATCTACAAATGATTCATTGGCTGGTACTACAGAAGAACGTCAGGCATTAAGCAAAATATTAAGGCCAAAGGCTGATAATTAATTGCTGTTTTAAATTAGATAAATAGTGTTATGTCAGAAACAAATCAATTTTTTTACGATTCTCAGGTTCGCAGATTTATTATCCAATTCATCAATATCTTTTCTGGATGGCAAGTACAATATGATGTTGACACATTAAAAACGGTACCAGTTATGTACGGTGATCCAAGTCGTCAGGCTGCGACCATTCTTAAACAAAATAGTGAAAATGTATTGAGTACGGTGCCAGCGATTGCCGTATATGTGACAGCATTAGACTATGATCGTAAACGTATTCAAGCACCAGATTTTGTTGACAAGCGACATGTTCGTATGCGTAAACGTGATGTGGACACCGGCGAATTAACCACTGAACAAGGTAATGCGTATACAATTGAACGTCATATGCCTGTGCCATATATGTTAAAAATGAAGGTAGATATCTGGACCAGTAATACCACACAAAAATTACAGCTCTTAGAACAGATTTTGCCGCATTTTAACCCATCATTTGAAATACAATCTAGTGATAATTATTTTGATTGGACCAGTTTAACCGTAGTGAATATTGATAGTAATGGATGGGATTCACGAAGTGTTCCTGTAATGCAATCAGACGCAATCAGTATTAACACCGCATCTTTCAGTATTCCGATTTGGCTCAGTCCTCCGAGTAAGGTTAAAAAGTTGGGTATTGTCCGTAGAATTGTTAGCAGTATATATGATTTAAAGTTAGATGATAATGTAGACCAAACTTCAGGATTTGATGATAATTTATTAATGGGTCAACGTGTTCGTGTAACACCATTAAACTTTGATATCGTATTATTGAACGGTGAACTAACCTTACACCGAGGTGAAGAATTTGTTGATCCGGTAAATGAAGATCTAGATGTAACCGTTACATACGGTAACTTACCTAAGATATCTTGGGATTTAGTATTCAATCAATATACCGGGCCAGAACAAATTTCAGAAGGCATATCTCAAATATCATTATTATTGCCAGATGAAATTAATGAAATCACCGGTACTGTCACTCGTGATGAAACAGATGCAAACAAGTTGATATTTGATATCGATACTGATACTATTCCAGCAAATGATTTCACCGCTATTGATGCGGTTATAGATCCATTGCGTTCAGGTCCTGGCACTGGTTTAGATCCGGCGGCTGTAGGCCAACGTTATATGATATTAGACGGTATTGGTTATGCGTTGGATGCTGGTGTAGCAGAAGCATGGAAAGGTACGGGCGGCGAGGAATTAATCGCAGAGAAGGATGACATAATCGAGTACGACGGTGTCAAATGGAATGTGGTATTTGACGCCAGTGAAAGTGTAAATGAAACGCATTATGTGACGAATCTAACAACACAAATTCAATATAGTTGGGCATTAACCAAATGGGTCAAGTCATATGAAGGTGAATATCTTTCAGGGACGTGGCAAATAATTTTTTAAAGGTGATCAATGAAAAACGCTTCTGTTATAGGGGCCGGATGTTTATTTTTTAGTTTGGCAACCAAACGTTATCTATTCTTATTAAGAGACCGATCTAAATATTCTGGTACATGGGGTTTGCCTGGCGGCAAAGTGGAACCCCATGAAAACATTATTGATGGTTTATATCGTGAGATAGATGAAGAGATGGGTGAATGCCCAGAATTTCTTAAAATAATTCCGATTGAAACATTCACTAGTGACGATTATTATTTCAACTACCATACTTATTTAATATCTGTAGATACAGAATTTATACCTAATTTAAATGAAGAGCATCGCGGATATGCTTGGGTCAATATCAATGATTATCCAAAGCCATTACATCCTGGTGTATGGAATACTTTCAAATTTGAAGTTGTTCAAGAAAAGTTAAAGACGTTAGAAGCGACTTTATAAATCAGCGTAAGAAATAAATTGTCTATAAGTAATATTTTGATAGTTTAAGCAACCTTTCCAATTTTCCGGCGTCACTGGATTCGGCCCTGGCATTACACGATAAAAATGTACATCATGAAAACGTCTAAATATTTGATACATTACATTTGACCATTTGTCATCACATATATCAACTTTTTCATCATCATAATTTTCGGTGCCGGCATACATATTATTGTTCAATCCCTCAGTATCATGAGTATCAAAGCCAACTAAATAAATCTTTTTAAATCCATCAAAGGCCGCCAAATATGTTGCCATTGATCCAGCATTACATTTAACACCATATGGAATTAAATGAAATTTACCAGGATATTTTGATAGAAATTTACTTTGGGCATATACGATGTGATCGTCTATATAATCTGATTCTGCTATTTCTTTTGCCATTCCATCACCTGCAATGATTAAGAAATCCGGATCATAATCTCTATAAAAAGCATTACACCCATAACTATGAAGTTTATGTTTGTTTAAGTGGCCGCCTCTATGTCGTTTAATCCATTTCAATTGGAAATCAATTCTACTCATTCCATTGCCAAATACCACAGCGGAATCAGAAGCAATATCTAGGTTTACAGTATTAGGAATCCATTCTCGATCTTCTTCATATATGCCATTCGTTAAAGTACGCGAGTGAATTAAAAATTCACCTATATAATCTTCTCTAAATGCTCTTTCTAAACCCATTGATACTACCTATTTATTTTATGAACCGTACGGTTCATATTTGATATCAAACCCATTCGTTTATGACATTAAACGGCTGTTTTCTCTCTAAATACCTCTATCATGACAGCAAATGTCCAAGTCGTATCACTTATATTATTTGCCATTATTTTAATAAAATATCCAGGTGGTAAATATGCTGTTTCATCTGATGTTAAAATCTGCCAACCGTATGTGTTAAACATTGGAAGTCTATTGAAATAAGAATGAGCCTTATAGTCAATATCCATTATCATATAATTACCGGTGCCGGCAAAATTAGGTGTCAAATTTGTTCCGTCATAATCCCAGTCACCGTCGTGACTAAATGTCCGCGGTATCAATTTCGGAGTCTCTGCTAGACCATGTGTGCCCGTTCCGGCACCGCCTGGCGCATATTTAATTCTATTGGTTACCACTACATAATCTAAGTTTACAGATTGCTGTAATGATGTGGCACTTGCCCAAATTTCACCTTCACAATAATCACCTAACGATGCGCCTGAGCAATTGATATATGCTTCGTGAACATATACACTACCAAAGGATGCATCAAATTCTACAAT